TGGTCTTACATACATTTTCTCGTAAGGATGTTCTTCCCTTTGTTTTGTATATAGCCTTACGTCTAGCCAACTATCAATATATTTATTATTTATTTTTAAATTATTTAAATCAACGCTTAAATAACCTTGCGCTAAATTTGGCAATGCATCTTCAAAGATTGCTGCCGACTCATAGACAGGATCTAATTCAGGAGCCATTGCATCAATATCTCCCATATCCCAGTACAATTCTTCGGTATTTTGTTTTGTTGTACTTGCACATTGCCAGCCAGCTTCTTCAAAGCAAGCCTTTACATTATCACCAATAATGTTTAAATTGATTTTTATAAAATGGTTTTCCGCTCCAAATAATCCAACTGTATCTTCATACTTAAATGTAAACGGCACAATACTGCAGTTTTGCAACGAAGGTTTCGTTATTGTTGCACCTTCAGCATAATTTAACTTTTTGCCAGATGCCAAACCTTGGGGCGCTGTGTAATCACTAGCACCATAAATAATATGATTACGGCGAATCTCTTGTGTAACGTCCATCAATACGCTGCATTCTTTTCTTTATTGTATTAAAGTTGCTCGTTTATCAATGTAGATTTTTCACGCATAGTCTTAATTGCTTTGTGCTCAAGTGTACGTACACGATCACGGCTCATATTTAGCACTTGGCCAATAGCAGTCATAGACATTGGCTCAAGTACATCTTCACCAACTGCATATCGCATACTAATTACTGCAGCCTGCATATCAGGTAATTCTTTGATAAGTTTTCGGATGTCATCTTTTATCATTTGTGCTTCCAGTAATTTATCTGGTAATTGACTTTCGTCTTCTAGTAAATCAATCAATGCTGTATCTTTGTTTTCACCTATTTTAATCTCAAGTGAAGTAGGTTGTCGTGCTTTGCACATTAAATCTTTAATCTCTTCTACACTTAAGTCTAAGTAATCAGATAATTGAAAAACAGTCGGCATCTCACCATTAATTTGACTGAGTTCTCGTTGTGCTTTTTTGAGCTTGTTCAGATTTTCGGTTACGTGAATAGGTAACCTGATTGCACGTGATTTCTCAGCAATAGCTCGTGTGATGCCCTGTCTTATCCACCAGTACGCATAGGTACTGAATTTATAGCCACGTCCTGGGTCAAACTTTTCCACACCACGTACTAAGCCGATAGTGCCTTCTTGAATAATGTCAAGAAGTTCCATATTCCGCTTTGTGTATTTTTTAGCAACACTAACGACAAGCCTAAGGTTTGCTTGAACCATCTTGTCTTTTGCACGCTCTCCTTCACGTATCTCACGTTTTAGCTGCTTTAGTGAAATGTCTAATACTTTGGCTAAATCTTCTTTAGTTGAAGTATTCAGTTCTTCCTCTAAATCTCTGATGTACATTAAGCGTTGTACTTGACGACCAAGCAGAATTTCTTCATCGTGCTCCAGAAGTGGAATTCTTCCGATATCACGCAAATATGCTCGGACAGAATCTCCAGTGTGTTTTGTTTGTGACATATAGTTCGCTTGGCTATATATTAATTATGGCCTTAATTCTAACTATTGTCAATAGATTCTCTGACCTTTCATATAAACTTCTGTCGGTCTTTCTCCTGACATTTGTTCTGCAATATCTGCAATACTTCGTCCGCTCATACCTTCATCTACTTCAAATTCATCACCGTAAATACGAGCAAATCGTAAGTTCTCAGATGGTGGCTCTTCCCTACCTTCCATTGCTTCTACAGCCATTGCTTGTGCAGCTTCATCGCAAAAGCCTTTCTCTCTGTAGTTGTTGTAATAACGCTCGTAGGTTTCAATGGATGCATCAATATCGGTGCCATGCACCATCATTTCAGCTGCAAGTTGATTGGCAGCCTGATCAGGCATACCGTCAGATCTAAGGTGTTTCCAAATAGTTTGGAATACCTCAGGATCACACTTACACGCTTCGCCAGCTAAACGCACAATATTAAGGTATTACAACTGTATTTATTCTACTGTTTATTGCAATCTTTAGGCATTCATCATTTTCATCATTAATCCTAGCTCTGGTGCTTCACCAGCAGGCTCAGCCATAGTTTTACTTACGGCAATATCATTCACAAATTTTGCACCTTGAGGACCTTCCATAATGCTATTTAAAGTCATTAAACCAGCGCCACCAGTTTGACTTGCTTCAATTGCGTTAGCAAGGTTCTGATTCATATATTGCTGAGCACGTGCCTCTTGTGTTGATTGTGTACTTACTGAATTACGAGCTTGACCACGGACATCAGCTACTGCTTGCGTTTGAGCAGTAATTGCATTCTGCCTAAGGTTTTGCTGAGACAGAAGTGCATTACGCTGAATCTGTGCATTACTAAATGGATTACTAGTTTTACCGCCATCCATCATATTTGGCATACCTGGATTAGGTTGTGTCATTGCACCTAATCCACGTTCAGTAGAAGATAAAGCTAAGATTTCTTCTGACGGATTAACCCTATAGTTGAAAATCGGTTGAGCCATTTTACTTTTTAATCTTTAATTATATTGTAGGGGATAAATTAATATCCCCATTCGTTTTAATTAGAAATCTTGTACAAGCATTTTTGCTTGGAATGCGATCGGAGGTGCGCCAGACAGGAACTGCCAAGCTGATTCAGGATTGTTGTCCATAATCTTGCTGAAGTCACCCCAGAAGGTCCGACGTGCAGGCTCTTGACGACCAGGCGTTGGCATTGCTTGTTGAGGACGTTGGAAGCTAGGTGGTACTGCCCTACGTTCTTGTTGAGCAATTTCATTAGCAAACTGTTGTCTTGCTTGTTGTTGATTTAGTTGTTGTTCGTATGCTTCTAACCTGCGTGCCTCTTCATTAGTCAAGGTTGGATAAGGACCATCAGCACCAAAGAATCCATTGACATAATCTGCCAGAATATCTGGATCAGTCAACATAAGGTTCATTGCAGCACGCTCTTCGCTAGCAGCATCGAGCATTACATTCATAGACTGATTACGTCCTACCTGCTCAATCAGTGCATCTTCTACTGCACAGGCATAATTATTAAGCAGTGCTGGTGCTTCTGAACCAAAGTGCTCAAGTACTTCTAATGAAACATCAGAAACTTGACTTAGGTATGAATCAGGAGCGCCTCCGCCTTGTTGAATTTGTTGCAGAATCTGGGCCTGCTGCTGTCGTAGCAGCTGCTCCACTTCCGCCGTTGTATAGGCCTGGGTTGAAGCTTGCTGCGTATAAGTCGGCTGACCCTGGTTGGCCCATACCTGCTGAGGATGGGAAGCCCAACCCGCCTGGGTATTGGCCTGAGGCGTCGGTGTCTGATAAGCCGAGTACCGTGCCTGGGCTTGGGATGCCTGCGGCGTATTCAGGCTGGCGCTGAGAGCCTGAAACGCCTCCTGCCATGGATTCCCCGCCGAACCCTGCGGGGCCACCGCCTGCTGGTAAACCGGGGCCGCTGGGGCCTGGGCCGCCATTGCTGGCATCGGCTGCAAGGGTGACTGGCCGCTCGTCACGAATTGGGAGGCCGAGCTTGGCGCGGCGGCGGTCGGCATCGCTGAGGGTGCTTGCGCGGTTGCCTGCATCGTCGGGACTGTACTTTCCACTGTAACTTAACTCCTTACGTAAAAACTCAAGTGATCTATATAAGAACCCTGTTATATCAAGGTTTGGATCAGCTGCTAACGGCTGATTTGGCATTTGTGGATGTGGCAGCTGATACAACTGACCTAACATTCCAATAAAAGTATTAAATGCTTGTTGTGACTGTTGAACCATCCTAAAAGGAAAGCCGGTCAACATAGCAGAGCGTTCTTCGTCTGTTTTGCTTGGAAAGAGATATTTAAGAGCTTCAATCGAATCGACACCTAATTCTTGCAGGTTTCTTACAACAATACTATTATTTAAAATGCCTTGCGAATCTTCTTCAAAAATGTCTCCGGTATAGCGCCAGTTTACTTTGCTATTACCATCAGGAATTAATCCAGTCACTCCCTGTGGGATTTGACCTGACTCCATACTAGCATCAAATAAAGTCTTTCTCTGTTTGAGGTAGTCTTTCATTGCGACTTCATAAGTAGCTTGAGCATTTGAATACTCTTCAGGGGTTTCATAGTTTTCTTGAAGAGGAATTGTAGGTTTCTTCAATTCCATTGCTTGTGCAAATGATTCTTCAAACAAGTACTCTTCGTGTTGAACCATCATTGAAAGCAGTTTGCATAAACCAAAGTCAAATAATGCTTTTGCTTTTTTATCTGCTGTTGCTGAAACACGTCCATACAAAGACTTCATTTCATAAGCTGTAGATGCAGTTCCAATATCAATGTCATCTACCCCACCAAGTGCAAGTCTAATTTCAGACCTGTATTGTTTGATGTATAAATTCTGATCACCACTAACTGCATCAGGTGTCATATATGAGACACGGTCAGTAGGTTCTAGGTTTGCAATTACCCTAGGTACTTTGATTTGACCATCAATACCAGCAGCACCAAAAGGTTGGCTAACACGTGTGCTTGGTCTTGAAGCAGGATCATAGAATCCAGCTTGCGAACTAATCGTTGGTTTAAATGCATTATCATCGCCACTATCAAGAATGTCGTGTTTTGGCCTGCTAGATACGAGCGTAGGATTACCAAAGAACTTCATATTCTTGCGAACATTTCGTACTAGTTCATCGTGATAAAGTATTTGATTTTGATATGCATCAAACTCACCACTACCTGTTGCTTCTCCAGTACAGTCAAGATGGTTATAAACTTCAACAGCAGGAATAAATCCTAAGCTATTGGTCACTTCAGTTGTTTGCCCAGCTTGAGTTAAATTAGGCAACCCGTTGTGATTTTCAAATTCAATCTTTTCATCAGACAGTTGTTGCTCAATCCTGTCTTTATATACCTTTAGTCGTATATACTTTTTACGACCACCTCTTTTGTTTGGCTGACCAAACATATCCATCATACTTGGCTCTTTTACAGCAAAGCTATAGATAAGCTCAACGCTTGCTAAATTGCCATTTTGATCTCTGTATGCACGGTAGCTGTCTTTAGGAAAATAGAATAATTGATAAATATCTCCTGATGGTCTGAAGTAGAATAAACCTTGACCGTCACATAAGAAGTAATCAATAATACTCTCAAGTTTCATCTCAAGCATATTATCTTCATATACTTTTTTTAGAAATTCTCCACGACCACCATAAGAATCTTGTTCACAAAAAAATTCAATCCCTCTTCGTAAAATAAACAAGCGCATCTGTGCTAAATGCGATTGCACGATCATTGTTTCTACAGGAGAATCTCCTCTCTTCTCCTTTGCAGAATCTAAAATTTCTTGAAATTGTGAGCTAACATTACTCATTGCAAATACACTATTTCTTTTAGTCTAACGATACTAACTAAATCTTAGACCAGCCATTCTGCCTCTAGGAGTAAATGCTCCGTATCTGGCTTCTTTTTGACGATCTTCATCTAGTGCAGAACCGAATCTTCCGTTAACAATATTTCTAGAAAAGTTATTGCCAATACTTGCGCCTGAACCAAATGTAGAACCAGAAATATTTACGTTTGTATCGCCACTATTGCCTACTACATTTTTTATGTCTCCAACTTTGATATTGTCATCACCTAAAATATTGTCGTCACCTCTGACTAGGTTTCCGCTACCTGCACCACTATTTCCGCTACGGTTTCCGCTGTTAGTCACTTCAGCAGCACCAGACAACAGATCTAATGCTTCACTAAGATTTTCCATTGCAGGAGAATCTTTCATTCGTTCTTCTTTTGATCTTGCTGGTCTGAATGAAAAATCTACTTTATTTTTACCTCTATCATTTCCGATTTGTGCGCCATCACCAAATGTAGTATCTTCTATATTTAGCAGGGTATCGCCTCTGTTACCGACTCTGTTTGTAATATCACCGATGACTGTATTGCCTTTGCCTAAAATATTTCCATCACCTTCAACGACATTACCGCTACCGTTACCTGAATTGAAAGATCCATTAAAACTATCCCTGATTACAGGACCTTCAGCACCAGGCCTTGGCCTCACTGGCCTCACTGGTCTCACTGGTCTTGATGGCCTTTCGGGCCTTGTCGGTCTTGTTATTGGTCGTTCGTCTCTTGGCGGACGTACCGGTCTTGTTGGACGTGGGGGCCTTGTTGGGACGTTAGGGATTGTTGGCTCATCTTCGTCATCAACTGGTGTTGTCGGACCCATAGCGTCGCCAGCTTTTCTTAACTTTCCATATAGATAATCTCTATATGCAACTTGACCACTACCGTATTTAGCTCTAACAGCTTCTTGATCTGCTTTCCAGGCAGCAAGAGTTTCATCGTCAAAGTTTTTATAATCAACCCAATTGTCGGTGCCTCCATACTTTGCTAGAAGGCTCCTTTGGGCATTAACAGCTTCTCTTTTAAAGTCATTATAGATATTGGCGTACTCACCCAAACCCTTCATTGAGTCAGTATAGTCTTTGTAAAAATCTTTAGGACCTAAATCACTATACTTTTCACGGTATAGTTCTTTAACTTCATCAGATTGTTGACCCCAGGTTTTCATTCATCTACTCCTTAAAAGTTTGCTTGATTAGCAATTTGTTTTGTTTCATCTTTTGGTTTATTAGGTGAACCTGGGCTTGTAAAGTCAGGTGCTTGATAATTCCCATCAAACATATCGCCTAAGTAGTAGCCTTGCTGTGCTTGAGACATATTCTGATAGTTTGCTGTGCTCATTCCGGCCATATTGTATGCATTCTGTGCAATCCCATTTGGCATCATATTGGCTTGTCCTGCCATTTGCATTGCACCAGCTGCGCTTGCATATCCATTCATTTGAGACTGAGATTGTGCAAACTGATTATTATTTAAAGCTTTGTAAGCTTCCATACCTTGCATATTTTCAAGAGCTGAAGATTGTCCAGGTCCGCTACCAAAGTTTTGAGCATTTATATTTACACCATAGTTGTTACCAAAGTTAGCACCAGGACCGAATGTACTGTTGTTGATGTCAAAGTTAAAGTCACCAGTATTGCCAAAACTATTATTTATATCTCCGTAACTCATATTGTTGTTACCAAAGATATTATTGTCGCTGTTTGTCAGTTGGTTACCTGAACCAGCACCACTATTGCCAGATTGGTTACCACTATTTGTCATAGTCGTATTATTGCTATTATTTGTACTATAATCTCTGTTGTCAGTTTGACTCAGATTAGAATTCATTGAATTTGACATTGTATTGTCAATATTATTACTGTTGTTCATCGTAGAAGTCATATTATTACTATTAGAAGTAGTAACATTAGCACTTGTATTTCCGCTATTAGCGTAGGAAGTGTTATAGCTATCAGATGTATTTCCAGAATTAATCATATTGTTGCTGTCATTAGTACTTGCATCAGTGTTATAGCTATCTGAAGTATTTGTGTTATAGCTATCATTAGTGCTCATATCAGTACTACTATTATCTGTATAGTATGAAGATGTATTCATACTGTCATTTATACTGTTGTCTGAATTGTCGTACTTGTTGTAGCTGTCAGTAGTAGTATTAGTCGTAGTATTCTGTGTATTTGTATTGAAGCTATCATCAATAGAACGCTGACTATTGTCGTTATAGCTATCTGTAACCCTATTATCACTTTGATCGTTATAGCTATTATTAGCATTCATACTATCGTTTATGCTTCTATTACTATTATCGTTATAGCTATCATTAGTGCTTCTATTAGAGTTATCGTTTAAGCTATCAATAATTCTGTTGTCTGAATTGTCATTCAAGCTGTCGTTTATATTAGTGCTGTTATTACTATTATCATTAGCACTATTGTTTAGGCTTGTATTGTAACTATCATTAACACTGTTATTGCTATTGTCATTAGCACTATTGTTTAGTGTTGTGTTTGTATTCATACTATCGTTAATACTATTATTTGTATTCATACTGTCATTGATACTATTATTGCTGTTATCAGTGACTGTTGTATTGCCGCTGTTATTAATACTATTATTGTTATTGCTGTTATTGACGCTGTTATTGTTCATACTATCTTTTATAGACATTCTATATTGTGCTCTTTCTTTAGCTGCTTTTCTGACTTCTTCATCCTTAGATTTTCTATAAATTCTACCCCTTTTTACATTATTTTTCTTAAGAAATTGTTGTTGGTGGTATCCAACTTTATCGTCTCTTTTTGCCATATCTCGCGCAATTTCATCAGCAGAGAATCCCATTCTCTGCAATTCACGCATATCTGCGACATTATACGTTTTACCAAAATCATAGTCGGCAATATTAGTTACCTGTTGACCTTTGATTACATCTTGACCTTTTTTCTGTACATTCTGACCAGTTTTTAAATATCGATCAGCTTGGTTTACTATCTGATTTGCTTTACGCTGATTAATAAGTGCTTTACCAGATATCCCCCCTTCAGAGTTTGCCATTCTATCAAACTTCTCTAATCGCTTTAAAGCCCGAGCTTTTTTCTTTTGGGCGTTCTTTTCACTTGTAAACTGCATCGTACTTAAAGGTGAAAACTATCTTGATTGTAATCTAATTGTAGCGAACCTCTACGCAATAGCCCTCCCATTGTTAATACCATACTATCTACAGCGTCATCGTGAGGTGAATGACCAAAGTTAATTAGTTCGTCTTCTAAAATATTCCACTTCCGCCATTTGTTCCAAACAACTTTACCGTGCTCATACAAACCAAGCACTCCTCGTAATCGTGCTAACTTATCACCTTTAAATCCTTTTACTGGTGAACAGCTCAAGTTATATAGAGCACGGTTGTCAAACATTACTCGTTTAAAATCACCTTCAAATGATGACTGATAAGCAACTGCTTCTGGCCAAATAATGCAAGGTGACATTGTGGGAAAGTACTGGCCTTCATCGTTTTCTAAGACAATATGCCAATCAGCTAACATTTCACATAATGTATCCATCTTCTCTAAATTGCCCATACTGCGTACACGCCTTTGGTCAATTAAATATATTTTTCCATCTTTAATACCACCTAATGTAAATACAGTCCAGTCATTCTTTTCTGACAATCCTGCACTTAAGTCAATACCCACGCCTAAGCAGTCATACTCTTGTGGTACTTCTCCTTTAATAATTAACTCTGGTGATATACCAACATCACTGGACTGTACTGCTGTATTTAGATACTGGTAAGCAAACGCAACACGGTCTTCCATCTTACGTTCGTTTAAGTATTTCATCGACCAGAACTCTGGCCAATACGAACGTTGCCTACCTTCGGCGTCTGTTATGACTGCTTTCTGAATGATTTGTTTCCAATTGTTTTTGGGGATAAATAAAGTTGCGTGGATGTCGTCGAAATGGAATCGGGTACCCAGACAGATGGCCCGTGCACCTTGGAACATAGTAGGTGCAATGACATTGGACCATGTCTGTTCCATCTCCCTTCTAATGTCAGGATTGTTGATGGATGCAGCGGATTTAATAGGGTCATCGATAAGCACCAATTGCGATCTTTTTGATGTAATTGCTCCCTTGAGACCTCCACATGCAATGGTGAAAGCTTCTTCACCCGCCGTATCAATGCCTGCAAAGTCATAGTCAATGCTCCAGTATTCATCACTTCGTTTTATTTTTGACAGTCTAACCATAGGAAAGATTTCTCTATATTTATTAGATGTAAGAATTCCTTTAATTGTCGCAGACTTTGCTCGACTAATGTCAACCATATACGCAATATATAGAATACGAAGCATCTGCTTTGCAGCTGTATGTCTACCAATCATCCAAGCGGCAAACAATCCAAGCACTGTTGATTTAGCAGAACCACGTGGTGCAAGGATTGCTGTATTAGGCCCGCCAATGCCCATTAAACATTCACTATCTTCTCCTGTACATAATTGACTGTGCCATTCCAACATATGCTTTGCTGGCGGTTTACCCATCAATGTACAGAATGCTTGAAAGTTATCTCTTGCTTCTAATACTTCTGGCGAAGGTGCCTTGACAGTTACCTTTGTGGCTTTCATCAAAGCCGTGCGTTTATACGCAAGTGCAATACTTGGAACTGCCATATAACTATTATTTAGTGACTACAGTCTAACGCCAGTTTAATGTGGCCTTGAGACATCACAGAAGCGTATTATGTTGCCTGAAGGCCACACAATCTAACGCCACCATGCACGCCGACGTTCTGCTAGTTTTTGTGCTCTTCTGTTCATTTCCCCTGCACGCATAGCAGCTATTGCATTTTGTCTACGTGTTATTTCATATGCAATACGCATTGCTTCTGCAAATCTAGCCGCTTCTATTGCACGTGGACTGTAGCCAAGTAAACTTTCAGTATTTATAGTTGGAAGCCCTGGAAGTTGTGGACGTGTAATTGCCTGTGCAGCATATGCACTTAGACTTTGGTCAATAATTTCCGGTAATTCAGGTAAAGGAGGTGGCGGTGTAATAAACATTAGGAGCTTACTTCGCTGTACACTTTTGCCCATACAGCAGACATTGCATTTTCAATAGGCTCTGCAAACTGTGGGTCATCTTTAAATATATTAGTAAGTTCTCTCATCACACGATCTGCTCCAGCAAGAATTAATCCACGCTTATCAGTTGTTTTGTTTAAACGTTCTGAGACCTCGATATGTGACCTCAGTTCTTTCTCTAAAGCTGCTAGACGTGCTGCACCATTGTCACCTTTTATCTCACCGCTGGTGACAGCCATACGTAGATCTTGAATGTCTGAATGAAGTGCAGCAATTTCACTGTTTAAAATTTCTCGTCTGTTCAACTTCTTGAACTTCATCTTTACCCATCTAACTAAATCGTTAAATGTTCCTGGATATTGCATAATGCCTGCATACACCCATATTTCAATAACTGATGGTGTGTATTCAGCAAACTCTTTAAACTGTTCGCTTTCAGATGCTGGTAATGTATCAAGCCACTCGTCTACATAATTTAAATAGACTTTACCTGTTTTAGTTGCAGTTTTCATTAGAACATTCCTGCCAGTCCTCTGGCGTACTTACTTTGTCTGCTAGCTGTCTTATCTTCTTCTTTAGTCTTCTGAATCATATTCTTGCGCTCTTCTGAACCTGTTGCACCAATTTGATCAAGGGCGTTCTTACTCTTCTTGTCTTGCAACTGTAAATCAATACCGCCTTGTGCCTGGATTTTGCTGACATCAACTTTACCTTGATCTCCAATCTGTTCTCTTGCTTGCACACCTTTAAGCTTCTGCAGTGCTTGATCAATTGCACCTTGTGCGCCAATCTGGCTTATTGCTCCTTTCTGCTTTATGTTTTCAATGCCTTTATCAATTTCACCCTGAGCTCCAATTTTATCGAGGTCTATTTGACCCTGATCTCTAATTTGATCAAGCGCTTGATTACCCTTTATTCCTTGAAGGATTTGATCCATTGTCCCTTGTTCTTTAATCTGTTTAACTGCTTCTAGACCCTGTGCTCCAATTTGATTGAGCGCTCCACTTTCTTTCATTGCTTGCAGTGCTTTATCAATATCACCTTGTTCAAGAATCTGATCAATTACACCTGCATCTTTTAACTCCTGTAGAGCTTGCTCGTTAATTCCAGACTCTTTAATCTGTTCAATTGCTTGCTTACCTTTGATACCTTGCAATTGTTGATCTAAATTACCTTGAGCTTTAATTTTTGCAATATCTACTGTACCTTGATTTCTAATCTGATCAAGTGCTTGTAATCCTTTTTCAGATTGTAGCCATTGATCAATTCCACCTTGTGCCAGTATCTGAGAAACTGCACCTTGGTCTTTTAGTGTTTGTAATTGTTGATCATTTAGTCCAGCAAGTCTTAACTGTTCAATAGCTTGTTGACCTTTGACACTTTGCAGGTCTTTATCAATACTGCCTTGTGCACCAATCTGCTGAAGTGCCTGTTCGCCTTTAATGCTCTGCAGCTGTTGATCTGAGGTACCCTGAGCTTTAATCTTGGAAATATCTACTGTGCCTTGGCCTCTAATCTGCTCAAGTGCTTGTAAACCTTTTTCAGATTGTAGCCATTGATCAATTCCACCTTGTGCCAGTATCTGAGAAACTGCACCTTGGTCTTTTAGTGTTTGTAATTGTTGATCATTTAGTCCAGCAAGTCTTAACTGTTCAATAGCTTGTTGACCTTTGACACTTTGCAGGTCTTTATCAATACTGCCTTGTGCACCAATCTGTTCTAAGGCTTGTCCTCCTTTGATATTTTGTAACTGCTGGTCTAAGGCACCCTGAGCTTTAATCTTGGAAATATCTACTGTGCCTTGGCCTCTAATCTGCTCAAGTGCTTGTAAACCTTTTTCTGATTGCAGCCATTTGTCAATTCCACCTTGTGCCAATATCTGAGAAACTGCACCTTGATCTTTTAGTGTCTGTAATTGTCTGTCATTTAAACCAGCAAGCCTTAACTGTTCAATAGCTTGTTGTCCTTTTGCACTTTGTAAGTCTTTATCAATGCTGCCTTGTGCACCAATCTGTTCTAAGGCTTGTCCTCCTTTGATATTTTGTAACTGCTGGTCTAAGGCACCCTGAGCTTTAATCTTGGCAACATCTACTGTTCCTTGACTTTTAATCTGATCAAGAGCTTGTCTACCTTTCTCAGATTGCAGCCATTTCTCAATGCCGCCTTGAGCGATTATCTGTGAAATCGCACCTTGGTCTTTTAGTGTTTGTAATTGTTGGTCATTTAATCCACTTAGTTTTAACTGTTGAATTGCCTGTTGGCCTTTTACACTTTGCAGGTCTTTATCAATGCTGCCTTGCGCTCCAATTTGTTGCAACGCTTGTTGACCTTTCATACCTTGCAAGCTTGTATCAATCTGTCCTTGAGCAGTGATTTTTTGAATATCAATTTTGCCAGATGCACCAATTTGTTGCAGAGCTTGTTGGCCTTTCTCAGATTGCAACCATTTCTCAATGTTGCCTTGTGCACCAATTTGTTGTAGTGCCCCGCTGTCTTTTAACTTCTGCAAGTCTTGGTCATTTAATCCTGCGAGTTTTAGCTGATTCAATGCTTGCTGACCTTTAATACCTTGTAAGGTTTGGTCCAGCATTCCTTGCGCTTGAATTTTACTTAGGTCAATATTTCCTTGAGCACCAATCTGCTGAAGAGCCTGTTGTCCTTTCTCAGACTGCACCCACTTTTCAACACTACCTTGCTCTCTAATCTGTGCAATAGCTCCAGTATTTTTCAATGATTGAAGCTGTTGATCATTTAATCCGGCTACTCTTAATTGTTCAAGAGCTTGGTCACCTTTAATGTCCTGTAGTTTTGCATCTACGCTACCTTGCGCTCCAATCTGCTGCAGTGCTTGACTTCCTTTGATGTTCTGCAGATTAGCTTCTTGTGCTCCCTGAGCTCCAATCTGCGCAAGTGCTTGATTACCTTTTAGTCCTTGCAGTGCAGTATCTAGCTGACCTTGAGCTTTTAGTTTTGCTAGATCAACATTACCCTGACTTTGAATCTGAGCTAATGCCTGCTGACCTTTTTCAGTATTCAACCATTTCTCGATACTGCCTTGTGCACCAATCTGTGCAAGTGCTCCACTGTTTTTTAAGGTCTGAAGCTGTTGATCATTTAATCCGCTTGCCTTTAACTGTTGCAGCGCTTGCTGACCTTTTGTATCTTGCAGGCTTTTTTCAATTGAGCCTTGAGTAGCAATCTTATCTAGGTCAACTTTACCCTGTGCACCAATCTGCTGAAGAGCTTGTTGCCCTTTCTGGCCTTGCAGGAACTGTTCAACACCACCTTGAGCAGTAATCTGATCGAGCGCACCAATGTTCTTTAACTTCTGAATTTCAGTATCATTCAGACCTGATTGCTTTAACTGCTCAATTGCACCTTGATTTTTCTTGTCTTGTAATGATTGCTCTATTGCACCTTGCTCTTGTAGGTTAAGTCTATTTTGCTCACCTTCTAACTGAGTTTGGTTTTGTAAAATATCACCTTGGAATGCAAGTTTTGTTAGTTCTCTATTTGCATCATCTGTTGCGAATTTACTTTGCAGATCATATTCTGTACCTAGTTTCGCCATTCCATAATTAAACTCTTGCTGCATAATGGATGATTGATTTCCCAGCTCCAAGGCAGCGGCCGTCATCATCTGTTGATTAGATATTGCAGCATTGTCGTAGGCCAGTTCTTTGGCCATTTGATTATTAAAAATAGAAGACGCTAAATCAGCTTCAAACGCTCTTTTGATTTCAGTACCAGCAACATCATCAGCATCTGGTGTCCAGTTATAAAATCCCTCTAAGACACTAGCAGCATTAAATAGACCACTAGAAATTTGAGCATTGGTGCTCGTTCCATTAGCAGTTGGTGCAGGCGTTTGAGTCCCATTTGAGCCTTGTGCAGGCGGAGCCTGTGACAATTCTTGTACTTCAGGTTTTGCAAGAAGTTCGTTTACTTGCTCTGAACTAAGTGTTGTACCATCTGCTAATGTGACAGTCGCCATTTTTTCTACAACGCATTACTTATATTCTATAGTTTAGTGAGTTATTTAGAATAGAAGAAAGCTTAGTCAATTGATATGGCACCTAATGTTAATAACTGGGCTCGGGCTGCTCAAGTAGTCACTAGTCAAAATACAGCAATTAGAAAAAAGTTAGCTGATGATAAACCTAGGTACGATCGAATAGGTCAAGCGTCAGTTCAAGCTGCAGCTAAGAATGCAGTTAATGTTGCAGAAAATAATGCAAGTACTGCTGATACTGCTATCCAAGCAGAAGCTTTGATGCGTAAAACTAAAATTGGAATTGATGAAGATAAGAAAACTAGAGGTTTTGAAAAGAAATCAAAGATGACTGGAATGTTGGCAGGTGGTGCTGCACTAATTGGTTATGGCGCTATGAATTTAAATAAGAAAGAAGAAGCTGATCCTATGCTTGCGGCAGTTAAAAAACAAGTTGATATGTATGGAGACAGAATTAATAAGGCCAATGCAGATATTACTAAGGCTCAAGACTTAATTGATAGGCTTAAAAATACAAAAGCTGGTGACACTAGCTCAAATACACCTAGCTCAAATACACCTAGCTCAAATTCATCTACTGGTAAAAATTCGGACTCCAATCAAAGTTCCGGGTCTGGTCAATATGCTGGATTGCAAGGAGGTGCCAAAACTCTTGCTGACGCTATTGCTAGATATGAGTCTGGTAGCTGGGGCTACGAAGCATTTAACCAAGGTGGCGCTGCTAGCGGCAGAAAAGTACTGGGCAAGAGTGGTTCCTATAAAGAACAGATGGGTGGTCGCAGTCTTACTGATTTGAGCTTAGGTGAAATCTTCGATAAACAGAATACAAAAGCTAAAGGTATGTCAATGGATGAGCACATCAAATCAGGTGGGCTGCACGCTGTTGGTCGCTATCAATTTATTGGTAGCACTTTGCAAGACGAAGTTAGCAGAATGGGACTATCACTTGATACTAAATTTACTCCAGAAATCCAAGACAAGATATTTTTGAATCACATAAAACGTGTTGGTGATATAAGTCCTTGGGTCGGACCTTCCGATAACTATAGTGAATCAGAGAAAGCCAATTTCCGTAATATCATTCAAGGGCTTTAAATAGTAAACGCAGCACCTAAGTTTCCTAAACCGTTCAATAAAGCTAATAAAGCTTTTTCTCTTTTGTCTTCTCTACGATATCTGTCGTTAGCAGCTAATTCAGCATACTTTAGCTGCAAATTCATTTGATTTGTTTCTGCAGTAAGTCGTCTATTTTCAGCACGTTCTAAAGAAGCCCTAGCTTCCTTTTTTTCTTCTTTTAAATCTTGCTGATCAAGAAGGCCTTTATTATATAACCTAGTTTCTTTTAGATCATCTTTTGATTCATCACGTCTTCTCTTATATTTTTTTTCTTCCTGCTCTCTTACTTGTCTTTGAGTTTCAGCATAAATTGCTTCTGGTGTTGTAAATTTATTAGGATCAACAATCGCGCCTTGCTGTCCTGACGTTTGTAGCGCAGTCTTAATAGCTTGATACTTAGGTGTCAATAAATTGACTGTCTGCTTCAGTTTATCGGCATTTGTATCTTTAGTAATTGTAGGTACATTTAACCCTGGTACAGTGCTAAGCTCTTTCAGCGTTGTACCGTATGTATTTTCTAGTTCGTCTACATATTGTTTCTCTACTTCCCTATCAATTGCAGCGCCTCTGCCTGTAATAAAATCTCCAAGATAATCTCCAAGATCTTTTTTACGTCCTCTTCCAGGCTTGTATTCAGAGAGTTCGCGTTCTGCGTTTTCTTCTACTGTTCCAAACAGCAAATTATTAATCATTTCTCTAGGCATCAGAACATTCCCCCACCTTGTAACTGTTGCAGCGCTAGTTCCATTTTACGTTGTTCTGGTGTTTTCTTATCACCAAACAACCACTGTGCGCCATCACTGACGGCTTTACCTAGACTTGCACCGGCAGCTATACCAATTGGGCCTCCAGCAGCTCCTAAGAAGCCACCAATTCCCATTGCTGCAGTATCCATTGCTTTGTTGCCAATACTGTCATCTCCAAGCACAATATCGCCTGCACTCAGTAGTGCACCAGCAGCACTCAAGCCTGGAACAACTCTAAGTGCTTGTCTTACTGGAGCACTGCTTGCAAATCTAAATGCAGAATTTTTAGCTACACCCGGAACCATAGATCCAAGTTTGCCTAGGCCTCTTTCTAGACCCATCTGAGTATTTCTGTCAGCTCCAAGCAAAACTCTTCCAATGCTGCCTGGTGCTTGGTTATAAGCAAAGCCGTTAATTGCATCACCAGCTGCTACACCATAACCAAGTAGGTTATCTAAAATATTAGGTCCCGGTTCTGGAGCTACGCTGTAATAACTTCTTGGTACTAATGATGAATTCATTACCGAACCTCTACTAATGCGTTTTTGGCTTCCATACGAGTAACCCTTGATTCAAGTTGTTGTACTCCTCGCACAAGTAGTGCGATTAGTTCGCCAGTGTCGATGCACAAACGGTCCAGGCTATCATCATAGTAAGTAGCAGCAGGTAGAACCTTCGCATATTCTTGAGCGATGAATCCGTTATGAATACGTTCTGGATTTGAACTATATTCTTCATTGTAATAGTAAGTGACTGGCTTTAATTGACGCAATGTTGAAAGTGCATCGTCAATATGTTCAATTGTATTTTTTGTACGCTCATCACTTAATAGAACTGAACCCAATAAGCCAACTCCTGCTTTAACAACACTTCCAAATTGTGATCCAGCCGCTTGTTCTCTTGCAGCTTGTACTCTTGCTTCTGCAGCAATTTCTGTTGCCTTTACATTAGCTGTTTGTGCAATTAATGAATTCCTGACTTTTGTATTTGCATCCCTAATTCCTCTTTCTTCATATCCTGCAGCATCAATATTAGTAGCTGCCATTCCACCCCAATCAGGCTTTTTTAATGCAGCAAATGTTTCTGCAAGTGTTGAGTTTCCAGCAGCCGCTGCTCCTCCTTGCATCTGTCTTGCATTTCTAAAATCAAACTCGCCTGTTGGCTGAAATGGTGCCATTTGTTTTAATCAACCTCTTTGTATTTTAACTAAAGGTATTGCGTGAATTCCAGAAATCATATCCAAAACCACCACTTGAAGTACTTGATCTAAAGGCACTTCTAATGCTTGGGCCTAAACCACCGACAGCTCCAGCAATTCCTGAAACCGCACTTGTTTGACCTTGTAAGCTGCCAATTTCTCTTGCAGCATCCGCATTTGCTTCTGCCGATGCAATTGCTGCTTTGCCTCTTAGAACAGCATCGGCAGTTGAAGCATTATTTAAAGCCACGTTGACTTCATCTTGTGCGGCATTTATTCTTGATTTTATTCCAATCTTATCGAAAGAAGGTTTGTCGTCAAGAAAACCTGCAATGCTAGTCATTCTATCTGTAGCAAATCTCATTTTGGTTTACTAGTAGTCCTTTTAGTTTATCAATATTGAGTTCTATTTAATTCGTTTTCTTCTTGATTGCGACGTCTGCGTTCACCTTCAATTAAATTACCGCCGATTTGTCCGACTGCTAATCCGCCAAGTCCTCTTATGATTCCTTGTTTAATTGGTCTATTTGTAGCAACTCCTGACATACCGCCAGCTAGTGCGGCACCGAACGGTACTAACCCTGTATACACAGGCAGACTACGACCTAAGAACTGTACCTCTGGTCCTAATATTCCTTCATTTGTGTACTTCAGAATACCAGCAGGTGCAACAACTTGGCCGTCGTCAAATGGATTTAAATCAAGACTATTGTCGTATTTAAATGCTTGATATGCTCTGTACTCTTGAGGGCTAACATCTGGCCTTACTTGACTAAATTCATCATATGGCAATAGATTGCCGGTTCTTCCTAAGAAATATTTTGAAGCTATTTCCGCAAGAACATTTTCAGTTTTAGTCGGGTCTTCTTCACTAGGTACTGCTGCTTTAAAACCTTCAGTACCACCAAACGGTGACATCAATCCTAAGCCTGTATTGATAGCTATACCAGTCGGAATCAATAATGCTGCTTTATCACCTGGCTCAAAGTTTCTTTTAAATAGCGTACCATCGTCATCAAAGCTATATCCTTTTTTAGGCAGTAGTCTTTTACCACTTTGATTTACATATTCAGAAGGTATGCTATCTGGATATCTGTAGTTGTATTTTTGACCTTCAGGGCCTATAACAGGGCTTCTACCATATAGCTCCTTAGGAGTTCCCTTTTGATTTTTATTTGCTAAAGCTAAGGCTGATTCAGCAATAACATTACCTGTCGCTTGCGCTGCATTAAGAAGCCAATAAAAGTTGCGCGTCACATCTTGTGTTAAGTCCGCAGCTACAGTTCCTGCAATTTGACCTGAACGAGCGGGTACACCTGTTTTGGGTCCAAGACCTAGGTCTCTCCTAATTTGCCTTTTTTGACGAATTTCTTTAGACAGCTCTCTCCCGCTTATATCATCTACTAATTCTTTAAGCCTTACGCCCGTTGGATAAGCACCAGACATTTCATTTATTCTTGGTGCATCCTCTGACTTATTTAAAGACTTGCGACCTTCACGATATGAACGTGTCCATTCCTCACGGCCTTCACCGTACGCATCTTTGAATGCATCTTTAAATGCATCAAATGCTCCAAGCTTTCCAGCTTTCTTGACCATTACGCAACTCCCATACCTGTCGTTGGATCCATAACATATTGCTCACGTGTACCTGGTATTAATCCGTATTGAAAAAGCATTTCGTTTTTCATTTGTTCTGCAAGTTGTTGCTGTTGCTGAACACTCATCTTTTCATATGGTGTGAGTCCTTGACCTCCCATTATTAAATCCTTTCCACGCATAATAGAATCACCTAGATACATTCCACCAAAGTCACCACCAATACTTCCTCCCATATCAGCTAAGTTCTGAAGTGCTGCATTCCCTCCCACTCTTTTTACTAGTCCAGCAGCAGCAGAACCTCCAATTAAAGAAGGCACTGCAGTAGTAAGACCTGCGATAGCTTTATCTCCAAAGTCTCCAGGTGTTTGTGCAGCAGCTAATCCACCAAACGCTAAGTCAGGAAGAACTCTCAGTGCAACTTCGGCCTTAGTAGAGCCCATATTGTTCTTCAAAAATTTGAGGGCATTCCCTGCTAATCTAATCATTGCACTAATTCCTCTTGACTTTGTTTGTTTGAAGATAAGCTTTGTTCTTGTGGCTTTTTGTAAGCTTCAGCAGCTTTAGCTGCCAGCATTTGCTGTTGCTGTTTTGCTTTATAGAATTCAAATCCAGGATTTGTTTCTGCAAACTGCATACTAAACTCAGCTACTTTTTGTGCTAACTCTGGGTCTTGTGCAATTGCCATCGCAAAAGCACCTCCAGGTCCAGCCATCCGTGTTTGAGTTCTTTTACCTTTTCCGCCCGCAGGTTCACTAAATGTTCCACCCGCTTCTGTTGAAAAAGTTGTAGGACTTTCTTGAGCTTCTCGCTTTATGCGATTGCCTTCTCTAATTTGTTTTGGATTAAAGTGCATATGTTTATCCTCTTAACCTTGTCCTTCTTGCATTAGGCGGAAGCATAGAAATGATCTCACTCATTTGCTCAGCACGTCTACTATTATTACGCTTTTCACGTTCAGAGACTAATGCTGCTTTTACTACTTTACCGCGCAATGCACTTTCATCCACAGGCTGCTGAGACTGAGGTCTTACAACTGCACGTGGGTCCTTACGTGCAGCGGTCTTTGCCCTCTTATATGCATACTCTTGTTCTTGCTCACGTAATGCACTTTCAATTCCTACTAAATCATCAGCGCCAGTTTTGTTATATCTAGTCTTATATGCAGGGCCTGCATTACTTTCAAGTGAACGTCTACCAGTCGTAGGATCAATTTCTTCAACAGCACCGATAAATGGTTTTGCCGCATCTGGATCGCTTAAGCCACTCAGTGCGGTCTTAATGTCTCTGCCCTCAATCTTTTGACCTGGACTGATACGTGCTACTCGCGCTTGACCTTCACGTGGGTCAATTGCTTCAGGTGAATCAAAGAACACCTGCGCTCCACCATTGGTTTCTGAGATCTTCATTCCAACTGGCGTCAATGTACCGTTAGGCCCTTGTCGTGTGAAATACTGTTGCTTACCTTGCTGGTTAACTGTTGTTCCTCTAGCAACTTCCATTTGATACATAGCATTTGCTAGTGCCATCTCCTCGGCAGGTGTATAACGCATTGCACTCAGCAATCCTCTGATATCAGGGTTAGCTTGTGGAGTACTCTTTAGCGTTACGTTGCCTTGTGCATCGGTTACTGGCTCACGTGTAGCAAAGCTAATATCATCGCGCCTTGATGCAATATCAACAGCACGCTGCATTTCATCAATACTTCTCACATTGTCTGAAATACCACCAAATCCTGGCATACCTCTCAAACGACTAGCAAACAGTTGTGTTGCTCCTGAAATGTCTGCTTGTGGGTAGTTACCAAAACTACGCTCACTTTGATAATAGTCAGGTTGCTGGTTTACCATCCACGAACGTGTTGTTTGTGGTGCATTGAATTGTGCTGATTGATCAAGATTAGGTGACTGGAATTCTGGCCCTTGCACTGCAAGTGGGTTACCAGTGCTTGGATCTAAATACACACCGCCAGGTCCAGGTATTGCTTCAGGTAATGGCGTTTGATAACTACCTGCACCAATACGGTCAAGGTTCATATCACCAACCATTGCTGATGTCTCATATCCAGGCCTTGGTGGCATATACAGTCGTTCACCAATCTGCTCTGCTTCAATCTGCCCTTTAATGTTGTTATAAGCACCACGTCTACCACTAAACCTTTCGTTATCACGTCGGACAAGTTCAGCAGCTAATGAGCGCTCTGCTCCACGTTGTTTAGGCCCATACTCAAGGCTATCTTCTAAACGACCTTCTACTCCAGCAGCACCTGGAATACTTTCAGCTCCTCCTCCTAATACTCCGCCCATCATTGAAGAGAACCGCTGTTGGTCTTGATTGGCAGCTCTTAACTGGTTTAGTGCATCACGTACACCAGCTTGTCCTGATTGAGGTCTTTGAACAGCGTCACCTCTTCTAATTCGCTCATCTTCGCTTAAATCATTACCGTCGATAAATCCAAGATTTACCATTTCTTCCCTGGCTGCAGCAGCACCTTGACCACCTCCAAATTCTTGCAGTTCATCCTGCATTGCACCAAAGGGGTCTACCTCTGGCATCTCTCTATATCGAACTCCTTGCAGCTCAGCACCACTACTGACGTCAGCCAAGCTATTAGCTGATTGTGCTAATTGACGTTCAGCGTCTTGTTGTGTGAAACTATCGTCCTTTCTTCTCTGGCGTCTTGTCATTCGAGACAACATAGATAATGTCTCTTCTTCAGACATACCTAACTTACGTCCAGCAGCAAATGCCTCTGCACTGGCAATTAATTTACCATTAATGTCGTGCTTATGCTGCCTAAAGTCATTACTAGCAGATTGATTGCCAATTGCCGTAATAACTCTATTCTGTATGCGTTGATTATCTTCTAGAGCCACTATCTTTATTGATAAACCTAAAACTATTGTAGATAGTTTTAATACATAAGTCTCATCATCTCTTCACGCTCTTTGAATTCATCTTCAGTCGGTAACCAACTCTTATTAGGCTCACCTGTTGGCTTTTGAGTGAAATAATCAGTGTCTGAATCAGCTAAACCAAATTGTGCAGGGTTGCCGGTAATAGCACTTGCGTTTGGATTAAATGTTTCAGCTCTGTTGCTATCAGACGGTACATATAATGTACCTCCCATATTACTTTCAGCCATATCCACATAACTCTGTCTTGTAGCAGGTAAAGGGTTCCCAGAATCAGGACTTTGCTCTTGTGCTGCTGTTTTTACGACATATTTGAATTTATCTGCAAATTCTTGACTTGCTACTTGATTGCGGTCGGCTTTTAAAGCCGCAGCACCTTCATCAGAAAGAGCTATCCAATTTCCATCTGAACCTTTTGCGTAAACCTTACCGTTTTGCTTAATTGTGTTTTGAGCAGCGTCAGCATTACGTAAAGCCAGCATACTGTCGTCTGGACCGTCTAAAAACGCTCTGCTACGTCGGTCAAGTCCTACATCAGCAGTTTCATAGATATCATCAGGTCGTTCGTCATCTTTTACATATTTACTGGGATCAAACCGCAGTGAACTCATTTGATCGCCTACATCTGCTGCAGAACTTTCTCCACTTTGCGCACCTTGACTACCGGCAAAACCACCGGCCATTTCACCTCGAATAATCTTGTCAAAATCTGGATTATCGACTTTTACGTAATTACCTTCGTTTTGACCATTTGTAATTCGTACAATATTGCCGCTACTAGTATCTGGTGCATTACCAGCGGTATTAGGCAGGGAATTTGACTGCATTCCCATCCGTCCTTGGCCAAAATTGAAGCTAATTCCTCTACCTTCAAGTACTTTTTGAAAATCGTCGAAGTTTGCGGGTGTAGGGCTCAATTGTGTTCCAGAACTATTACCACGCCTGCTGTCACGCCCTGTCAGAGTTTCCTCTGAATTTCTAGCGGGTTGATAGTAGCTTCTATCAGCACTACCAGCATTTCCTGAGCCTGGAGTTACTTTTCCGTATGTAATCCCAGTTTCTGAAGATGTATTTGAAGAACTAGTACTTCCGCCGACTGGAACACTACGTCTACCAGCATTTGCGCGAGATCCTGCACCCCTTTTCATAGGTGCTTTACCTAAGCCAAATGATAATCCGTATTTTTCTCTTTCACGCCGTTCTTCCGGCGTCATAAATCTATTACGTGAGCTCATTTGGCTAATTCACTAATATATCTCTCAATATTCTACAAATATCAGCCTTATCCTTTAGATTTACGCATTGCAGCCTCTTTTGCGATAGCCATATTCGCTGAATTGCCCGAATTTCCGCCAGATTGGTCCATAATTGGCGCATTATTTGGAATTCCCATGGAATATGGGTTTCCAGGCAGGCATTTTTTTACATTTGGGTTGTAAAAATGGCCAGGTTTGCAGATTTTTTGGCTAATTGCCTCTAATTGGTCCCTTTCAGCACGGACAGAGCTGTATAAAAGTGGATTATCTTTGTTCATTTTTATCAAAATCTTTATTTCAATTGTAATCAACTACAAAACCACGCTTACCACACTACTTTCTATAAACTGCAAAATAAATGAACTAATAGAGAGGGGACAGGGAATACAAATATAGGTTTATAGAAAACACGGTGGTTTACCGTGGTTTGTGTGGTTTTTCTGCCCGATACCAAACAGGTACCCTGACGCCCATTTTTAACGCCTTTTCTGCGGCGTCTAGGACAGCCTGTAGCAATAGTGAAAGTTCTTAGACCTTATGACTACTATTGTCCATAAAAAAGGCCCTATAGAGGGTCAAAATTGCTGCAAAATTTTTGACACGTCTAATATACTACTATCCCGTGAGCCTGGCCGAACAAAAAAATATAGTGTGTACAACAGTTGTTCACTCGTTAACACTCGTTCACTTAAGTTTAATTGTTCGCCTTAACTCAAGCTACGCTTTCGTGTGGCTCACGTGATTCACCCGAGTAACTTCAGTTCACACTAATGAGAATGATTATCATTTGCATTTAATTGTCTCTCATTTCGTGTGTGAACTTCAGTTTCGTGTGCGCGTTTACAAATGCTATCACCATTGTTTCAAGCTCAAGTTTTTCGCTTGTATAACGGTTGTTACATTTGTGTATATTCTTTAATGTTATTTGTTTTACAGTTAATATTTCTTCATTTGAACAGCATTTAACAGCCGCGAATTAACATTCGCTTTTAGTCTTTGTGTAAATCAAGTTTTAAATCATAATGTTTCTTCCAATTGCTTTCGCTCTTGTTCTTGCAGTTACAGCTGTGAGAATTTATTGCTGATATTTCTTCGCTTAATTGCTTGCACTTCTGTGTTTCTTTTAAGCGTTGCTTGTAACAGCCAACAACCTTGCGTTCTAACGAACGCTGTAAGTCTTTTTGTTCTATATCTAAATCTCATTTATTATGAAAACTTTCAAGGTTACCCTTTCAAAGATGGATAATCCCGATAAACTCAAGTTCATCTTGGTTGAAGACTGCATTGATATGGATGAATGTATTGAGCACGTTCATTCCACTGAGAAAGGATTTGTCATCAATGCCATCAAAGAGATGTCTTGAACACACTTAGCCGCTTAACAGCGGCTTTTACTTTTAGTGTTCTTTTTAGGTAATACCTATGTTTTATTTAGTTCAAGCTATGGAAGATTACACGAGTGCTGTACTTCCCAGCTATACCAAATTATTCAGCAGCAAGGCAGCAGCTACTGCTTATGCCTCGCTAATCGTCGCCAACAAGTGTGGCTTTGATTTTGCTGAGATTACTGAGATTGAGGTTGAGAGTGATCCACTCTCTGACCTCAGTGTTGAGGAGTATGAGCTTGCAACTACTCCTGTCTGAACCTTAGCCGCATAACTGCGGCTTTAATTCTTAGTGTTCAATAACTTTCTCACTAATGCGTAACTTCTTCGCTTCTGCTCCTGCTGTCTTCATCAGCACCACGCTTCTAGCTCTTGCAACCATTGGCACTGGTGCAGTTGTTAACAGTCTTGAGACTGCTACTGCTAACCAGTGTGCCAATCACTTGTGGCCTGCTGATGCTCACGATGTCCACATTGAGTGGTGTCTTGATAACGGCTTTGAAGTCCGTTGATAACAGCCTATGGCCGGCTAACGCCGGCTTTAAGTCCTGGCGTCCTTTATATCTAACAACTATGTTTACTATCCAGTATTGGAACCCCGTTGCTGCCGAATGGCGTGGCACCGGTTCAGGTTCAATCAGTGACTACGACGCTGCTCGTCAGCGTATGCGAGCTCTCGCTGAGCAATGCAATCATTGCTGCGACTTTCGCATTGAACCTACACCACCACGTGGTGGTTGTGTCGTAGGTGGCTAACAGCCTTTGCCGCATAACTGCGGCTTTAACTCTCATTGTCCTTTGAACAATTCAATTATGAACATTATCGCTTCCTTGCGTAAGAACACGAAACAGGGTGTCTCCACCTGGACTTTCGTCGTAGATAACGAGATGAAAGTGTGCTACGCAGTTGGCGGGCTTGACCTAAAGGTCATCCCTGCTACTGACCGTAATCACCTTCGTGCTATTTATCAGAAGTTTATGACTTACGGCTACACACGTAAGTTGAGTGCTGCTCCTAAGAAGGAGCAATACATCTCGGACCCTTGGTCCTCAGAGCTCCCTGCTGCAATGCAGCAAGAGCTTGAAGCCTTGTCTGTAGCTTGACTAACAGCCATTCGCCGCTTAACAGCGGCGTTAAGGCTTCGTGCTCAATAAGAGCTTGTTCACTTACTTCAGTAAATTCACTATGCGTATTCGTATCCCTGGTCAGCAAGTCAAAGTCCGCCTCTTCGAGCGTGTCGA